GGGATGCTCCCCGTCGGCATGATGATGTTCGATCCGGCGTACCTCCAGACCAACCCGAAGCTGGCCGAAGTCCGGGGCCTCGACGCAACGCAGTGGCTTCAGAACCTTCAGGCTGACTCCGCCCGCAAGCCGCGCCCGTGGGCTCCCGGCGGACAACCGAACCCGGCGGCGGACTGACCATGCTCTCGACGTGCTCTCTCCCGCGTCGAGTCTTCCGGGGCGGGCGGCTCCTGGCGGGGCCGCTCGCCGTTCTCCTCGTGCTGACCGGCTGCGGCGGCGTGTCCGCGCCGACCTACTGCTACCAGATCACGGGCGCCACCGTCCACGTCGTCGATACCGGGATGACCGTGGCAGGCGACCTCTACCGGGCGGGTCACATTCCAGAGGCGACCAAGGCCAAGCTGGTCGCGGCGCACAACGTCTACCGCCCGGCGGCGCAGACGGCTGTCGCCGCGTGCAAGGCGGTCGGCTCGCAGGGAGACGCGGATAAGGTCTTCTACGAACTCCAGAAGGCAGCGGACAAGCTCCTCGAAACGCTCGTTGCGGCGGGGGTGATTCGATGAATCCAGCCGTGATCGCGCTCATCCTCGAATACGGGCTGAAGTACGGCCCCGAGGCGTACATCGCGGTTCGGAAGATCCTCTCCAAGAAGGAACCGACCGAGGCCGACTGGCAGGAGCTTGACGCCATCCTGCTCAAGACGGGCGAGTCGTACTTCGCGCCGAAGGTGCCGTGATGCCCGATCCGGTCTCCCCGCCGCTCTCGACCTCGGGCTGGTCCTGGCGCGTGTGGCTCTCGCGGCAGAAGAGCGTCATCAAGACGATCCTCTCGCTGTTCTTTGCCTACGTCGCCTCGCTCATCCCAACGAACCTTGACCCGAACTTCCAGAATGGGCTCTCAATCCTGTCGGCCTTCATCGCCCGCGCGGCGCTCGACTATCTGGACTTCTGGTTGTCCGAGGTGCCGTTGGAGCCCAAGCCGTGATCCTCTGCCGCCTGCGCGCCCGCGTGCCGGTCATCCTCTCGGCGCTCATCATGCTCTGCGCCGTGGCGCTGGCCGTGGACGCGAGCCCGACCACGCAGGGCGCCCCGACGTGGCCCGAGATCAGCCTCGCCATCTGGCTCCGCTACGGCGCGGCGGTGGCGACCTCAATCGGCGCGACGTGGGTTCTCCTCGCCGGGTACGAGCGCAGGCAGGACGCGCGGCACGCCGAGACGATGAAGGCGCTGGCGACCGCCGCCGACAGGTTGCGGCAGCACAACGAGGAGCCGACGGCGCATCAGGCGGCGGGCGAGCACAACCATCGGCCGATGAACGAGCAGTCCGACCGGATCGAGACGAAGGTCGACCAGCTATGCCTCGACCTGCACGACCTGATCCGCGATCACAACCGGATTCAGGACACGGAGGGGTCCATCTGCACCGCGCTCGCGGAGCTGCGGAAGCGCAACCCCGCCGACTCGCCGAACCCGCGCAGGAAGAGCGACAGCGGCGAGGACTACCGGCCGCTGAGGGGCAGGCAATGACGCGAGCACGGCTGGTTATGCGAATCGCCGAATCCATCGCCGAGATGGAAGGCTTCTACAAGACGAACTCCCGAGCCCAGAGGCAAAACAACCCGGGGAATTTGCGTAGGTGGGGGAAGACTCCGGTGATCGACGGCTTCTGCAATTTTCCGACGCCGGTCGAGGGTTGGAACGCCTTACGCAAGCAGGTGGATAAGAACGTCGGCAGGGGTCTTACTCTCTACGAGTTCTTTGGAGGCAAGCCGAACGTGTATCCGGGCTACGCCCCGGATTCAGACGGAAACCGCTCTCGCCACTACGCCGAATTCGTTGCCAAGAGGGTGAAGACCCCTGCCGACGTTCCACTGAACAAACTCTATGACGGAGGTGCTCTTTGAGTTACCCGACGGATTTCTCGCCAGCATATTTTCACAATGGCCTCGTCGGAACAGGCACCGGGAATTCAATCGACATCTCCCCTGCCGTCGTCGCTGGCTACCCTCCGGTCGCCATCTGCACGTTCACGGGGACCGCGACGTACACGATCCAGGGGTCGCACGACAACGCCAACTGGGTGACGTTCTCGGCCTCGCTCACGGCGGCGTCCGCGAAGGATCTCATCCCCGGCGTGCGCTTCTGGCGGGTGAATGTCTCGGAGAACAGCGCGCTCTTCACGGCGTCTGTCGGGCCTATCCCGGCAGCGAACGGCGGCTTCGCACGCCCGAACATCGCAATCGGCTTCGCGAGCCCGACCTTCTAGGAGGGACGCATGGCGATCCCCGAACTTCAGGACACGTCAGGGCGGCTCACAGACTGTATCTACTTCGGAGATCCGATCTCCTCGAACATCGGCAGCGGGTTCGTCCCGACGAACAGGATGCTCGCGACAACGCTCCCGCTGACAGGAGGCGGCGATCTCTCGGCCAACCGTACCTTCGCGATCAACAACTTCGCGGGGAGCGTCGCGGGGGCAGTCCCGCCCTCTACGGGCGGCGTCGTGACCTTCCTGCGGGCGGACGGCTCGTGGGCTACCCCTCCAACCTTCGGGGCCGCTACGGTCGGCTACGCGCCCGCCAGCGGGGGTGGCGCGGTCAACTACCTCCGTGCCGACGGGACATGGGCTGCTCCTGCGGGATCGACCATCGCTGGCCTCACCATAGGGTTCATCCCCGTTGCCGACAGCGCAACGTCCATCGTGGATTCCCGCGTGGAACAGGGTGCCGACTGGTTCAAGCTCACAACGGAGGATGATCTCGCCGGGACCGCCAGCGGGCTCTCCATAGCAGACGACGGGTCATACCTGCGGTTGAGACCGTTCCAGACGGCGCCGTTTCCGTCTGTCGGGACAAGAGGGCTATTCCTGTGCGATAGCACTGGGTACGCAGGCGGCAGCGGTATCTCTATCGCTGGCTCAAACGTCACATTCAACAGCCTTGGCAGCGAGGGCCTGCTCAAGCACTACGGCCAATGGGCGCTGCCCCTCTATGACCTCGCGCTCTCGAACGGATACAACAACGGCTCGACGCTGCTGGTGACAAAAGCCAACAACAGGATAACCGGGCCGACGGCCGCATTCTCGATTGGCGGGATGCTAGGCGGGACCGAAAGCGGCACATGGTGCGTCCTCTATAATTCGACCACCCAGCCAATGACGATTCTGGACGAGGATTTGCTATCGCTGGACAGCACAAGGTTCAGGACGTTGACGGGCGGGAATGTCGTGCTGTCGGGGAATGGCAGCGTTGCAACTTTCCTGTACGACACAGTGGAATACCGTTGGGTGATGGTCTACACGAACCCTGCGGTGCAGTACCCGCGCACGCTCGGGTACGTCCCGTACGAAAACAGCGACGGCGACCTCGCGGACTCCACGCTCTTCCACGACAGCGCGAACAACAGGTACGGGTTCGCCACGGTGACGCCCTACGCCACGGTGGACATCAACGGTACGCTCGCGACCCGCTCCTACAACCAAGCACTCTCGAACGGGCTGAACTCCGACCTCGCCGCGCCGACGACCTCGTACATGAGGATCACGGGGCCGACGGGCGCGTTCTCCGTGGGCGGCGTGACCATCGTCACCGGGGATAACGGGAAGCGCCTCACGATCCACAACACGACGGCGCAGGCCATGACCATCGTCCACGAGGACGGGTCGTCCACGGCTGCGAACCGGATCAACACGCTCACGGCGGCGAATGTCGTCTTCCCGGCTCGGCAGAGCGTTGTCCACCTCGTCTACTCCACCACGACCTCTCGGTGGATTCTGGACGAGGCGAACCCGGTCACGGCTGGTGGCGCGACGACGCAGGTGCAGCACAACCTCGCTGGGGCGCTCTCTGGCGACACGGGCCTCGTTGTCGCCGGGACTGGCACGGCGAAGACGCTCACGCTCGGCACGGATGTCACGTTCGCACGGAAGGCCACCCGGCACCTCGAACTCGGGACGCCGAACGCGGCGCCGTCTAACTACACCCTCGCTGGCAACTCCGCCATCGGCGGGACCGACTCCAACAAGACGGGCGGCGCTCTCAGGGTCGGCGGCGGCGCAGGGACCGGAGAGAATCCTGGCGGGGACACCGTCCTCGTCACCGGCAACCCAGGATCGTTCGGCAACACACAGAACGTGCTTGTGGACCGGATGGTCTACGTGGCGAAGCCAGCGACACTCATCAGCGGCGTCGCGACCGACGTGTGTATCGTGGGTGTGCCAACAGAGACCGGGTCTGGAGGGACGCTCTACTACACGATCTACGCCACCGACGGCACTGATATGCAGACCCGGCGCGGCAGGCTCCCGTGGGGGGCGGTGAACAAGGCGGGGACCATCACCATCGTTCTCGGCACCCCGGAAGAGGTGGACTGCACCCCGACCGGCACGCTCACGGTGACAATTACGGCCGTTGACAACGGCAACGACACGTTCACGTTCCAGTTCGACGCAGCCTCGTCGCTGACGGAGACGATCCTCCAGTCGTGGATCGCGCTCCAGCACGACGGGTACGGCGCGGTCACAACGGTTTAGGAGAGAAGATGGCCGAAGAGAAGAAGCCCAAGAGGAAGTACACGCGGCGCAGGAAGGTGGAACCCCTCGCAGTCTACGCCGTCGTCGTGACGGTGAAGAGCGGGCGAAAGACGGAGACGATCTACGGGGAGAGCACGCGCACCGAGAACGGGTGCCTCGTCGTCGTTTCGATGGACGGACCCCCGCCTCTCGTGGAGAAGGTGCGGTACATCCCCCTCGGCAGCGCCGAGATCGAGGTGTGCCGCAGGCCGCAACAGCACGCGCTGATCCCGTGGGGGTTGTACCAGAACTCGGTGGGCGCTCCGTCCATGAAGGACATGGAGCAGATGCAGGCACAGCAGATGTACGCGAATACGCCTGGCGCGCTGGCGTCCACGCACGGCCCACAGATTCAGCCGGGGCCGCTGGAGATCGCACGGGCGCGTGAGGCGCAGGGGTTCAGGCCGGTCCAGAAGCCACAGGGGGTCGTGGAGCGTAACGCAGACGGCATCCCCGTAGTCACCGCAGGGTTCATGGATGGGAGTCCTACTTAACGTGACGCCAAGTCTTGCGGTTCCGCGCCGACTCGATGGCTGTGCGGGATACCCCGTAATGGCGGGAGAGTGCTGCGCTCGTGAGATCGCTGGAGCGGATCTCCATGACGATGGCGTCAGTCAGCTTGGCGTTCCCGTGGATCTCTCCGAAGACGTAGCCGGGGCGAAGACGGCCAAGCTTTATACAGTGCTGCATATTGCCAGCACGGGTCACGTATTCCAGGTTCTCCAAGCGGTTGTCGGTGCGAACGGCGTTTATGTGGTTGACCTCGAACCCCGGCTTGCATTCGCCTATGTACGCAGCCGCGACAAGCCGGTGGACGAGGCGCAGCTTCGGCCTCGTGCCCTTCCCCCCGCACAGGTTGACGGCGGCGTATCCGCTACACCTTGGGGTTGTCGTATTAAGGAGCCTACCCGCAGAGGTGGAGACTCCCCCGATCTCCCTTCGGACGCGACCATCGGACGACACGGAATAGCGGCCCTCGAAGCCAACGACTGGTCTCCACTCGGTATGCATCATGGATAGTATAGAACAGATTGGCCCCGGCCGCAAGCTGTCTCGTGATGCCGAAGCAGCCCTGGATGACCTCTACCTGTTCTGCACGCTCTATGTTGGGCTGGACTTGGAAGAGCAGCCGCACCGTGTGATGTGCGAAGTCTTGCAGTCGGCAGAGGAGAACAACGACAGGCCCTATTCGATGCTCGTCGTCCCCCGTGGCTTCTACAAGACGAGCATCGTGCGCGGGATGATCCTTTGGAAGTTCTACCGGCGGCTGTACTACAACGACAACCCCTACCACCGCATAATGATCGCGTCTGCCAACCTCGCGCTCTCCCGCATGACGCTTGGAGCGGTGGCGAACCTTATGCGCTATGGAGGCAGAGGGGGCCGGATCAACGAAGACTTCGGGTGTCTGTGGCTGAATAGGTCGAAGGACATCCCTGGCTCTAAGGTTGAGGATGGAATCAATATCGCGCCAAGGATTCTCAGAGGAGAGGTGCCGACGGCCGTGGAACCCTCCCTCTTCCTCGGGTCGCTTCGCCGCGTAAGCACTGGGTTCCACGCCGACGAGGCCGTGATAGACGACCTTTCAAACCGGGAGAACGTAAAGACAGCGAACCAACTGAAGAACACGCTGGACTACTGGCACTTAATTTTTCCCATCCTCGGCGCGAAGGACCGTGATGGCGATAGGCCGAAGATCACCATGTCCTGCACGCCTTGGCATGACGCAGACGTGCGCGGCACGATCATCCGCGAGGAAGAGGCCAAGAAGGTCGAGAACCCCGACTACGTCTCCGACTGGAACATCGTGTGCCGACCGGCGGTGGACGAGGACGGCGAGCCATTCTGGCCGACCAAATACTCGCACGAGGAGCTGGCGCGGATGGCCTCGAATATGCCGGTGCGTGAGTACCACGCGAACTACCTGCTCGACCCGGTGGGTGACTCTGGCTTCGTGGCGGAAGACGATATCAGGTGGCAGCGCCGCGAGTCGTTCCCTGCCCTGCGCCAAGGCAGGATCACGGTAGACCCCAGCTTCCACACCGAAGCCAAGGAGCACTCCTGTTACACGGCAATCGTGGTGTCGGCATTCGACCGCTACGCCAAGATGTACGTGCTGGACGCTCGCGGGGCGAGGGACTGGACATCGAACCGCTTCATGGATGAGATGTTCCGAATCTCCAGCGATTACCCTGACTGGCCCATTTTTGTTGAGGACAGCCACATGGGCTACTTCCGGCTGGCCGTACAGATGGAAGAAGCCCGCCGCTCAGAGGCAGAGGGGAGGCCCGTGCGGCTCCGCATCCACTACGTGCCTATCGACGTGAAAGCGAGCAAGTACGAGAGATGGGAAAAGCTGCGGCCCCGTTTCGAGCGTGGGTCCATCGTATTCAGCGACGAAATCGCCCCGTCCATCAAGGCCGAGATCAAGAACGAACTCGTCAGAGGGCAGGCGGCGAGGTTCAAGGATTTCCTCGACGCGATGGCGATGGCGGAGACGGGAGTCATGCCGAAGACGGGGCGTGACGGCAACCTCGTGGACGTGACCTCGGGCAAACCCGACCAGCAGGGCGGGCACGTTCTCACCTTCAAGGACGTTTTCGGTAGGAGGATCGCCTGATGGCACGGAAGCGGAGCGAGCCGAGCGAGGAAGACCTCAAGCTCAAGACCGTCTGGAGCCAGCGCCTCGAAAGAGGCAAGAAGCACCAGAAGGAAAACTCGAAGCACTGGGAGCCAAATGAGAAGCTGATCTTCGGGATCGACTCGACCGGCGACAACGAGGACGACGCCGACCTCGCCTACGGCTGGGGGCTCTTCAAGGCCCTTGAGACCGCCATCTACGTCCAGGACCCCGACTTCTTCGTGGAGTCGAAGTTCAACGCCGATCCCGACCTCGCCCGTCGCCTGACGGACATCGTCAGGACCGACGTGAAGGACATGGACCTCAAGAGCACGGGTGGGCTGATGCTCCTCGACACCTTCGTCTACGGCTACGGCGTGGGCGTCGAGATCATCAAGACCGACCAGAAGTTCGTCCGCTTCCCCGCCGACTCGGCCCTTGTCACGGAGGGCCTCGTGGACGAGGACGACGAGTCCCCTGTCGCCACGGTCCAGAGTTACGAGGTCTGCCGGGTCCACCCGAAGGACTGGATCAACGACCCGAAGGGGACGAAGCTGGACCTCTCCGACAGCGGATGGACCGCCCTCGCGTTCTACCCAACCATCTCGGACTTGCAGGCAGACCCGGACTTCACACTGCCCGAGAAGCTGGACAGCCTTCAGGAAGCCTCGCAGGCCACGAGGAACGAGAAGAACGAGGGCGCGACGAGTGGCCGGTATCCGATCAAGGCCACGGAGACCGACCCGGCCTTCAAGACCATCTGCGTCTGGGAAATCTGGGACAAGCCGAACCAGAAGATCATCTACATGACCGACTCGCTGCACCACATCCTCGGCGTGAAGCCGTGGCCGTGCAAGCTCCAGATCGGCCCAAGGAACCTCTTCCCCGTCACCATCATGGCGATGCACCCGAACCCGAAGGGGTTCTACCCGAAGGCGGAGGTCTCACTCGTCCGCAAGCAGCTTGAGCGGCTGAACGCCATCGAGAAGCAGATGGACGGGTACTACCGGAACCGCTGGCGGAAGCACGTCGCCGCAGCGGGGATCTTCTCCCAAGATGCCGTCGCTAACTTCGTGGACATGAGCGGGGCGCACTCGCTCATCCTCATCGAACCGGACGAGTTGGGAGCCCTTGTCGGGCCGTCAGGGGACAGCACGAAACTGGACCTCTCGCGGCTCGTCTTTCAGGTGCCGGACCCGATCCCCCAGATGGACTACTACCAGCGCAAGCAGGGGATCGAGCAGGACATCTCCCAGATCCTCGGCTACGGGCCGTCCGACCGTGGGGGCCTCCCCCAGACGCGGTCTGCCCGCGAGGCCGTGATGATCAACGACTCCAAGCAGCAGAAGCTCGTGAAGCGTGCGGACGCCATCGCTGACTTCTACCGCTGGACGATGGAGAAGCACCTCAAGATGCTTCAGGCGACGATGTCCGTGGAGCGGGCCGCGAGGAAGTGGAAGCCTGCCGGGGGCCTCTCGGAGTGGTTCGGGTACAACCCAGACGACATCAAGGGCGATTTCTCCTTCGTCGTCTACGCCGGGTCTTCCGGCCCCCGGAGCACCGAGACGAAGAAGCAGCAGATCCTTCAGGAGTTCCAGACCATCGCCCCCTTCCTTCAGGCAGAGGGCAAGCCGATGTACCCGCTCCTCAAGTCCTACGCCTCCGTCATGGGCTGGGACAACCTCGAAGAACTCGTCGGGAGCGGTCGGGCGGAACTCAAGAACCTCGCTGCCGCCGTCGCCATGTTCGCGCAGGGACAGGTGCCGCCGGAGAAGCTCATGGAGCAGGTTGCGAAGGCCATCCAGAGCAACCTCTCGAATCAGGATCTCGCGGAGGTCAAGAACTTCCTCAGCCAAGGGATCAGCGGCTCGGGCGGGCAGATCGCCGCCAAGGGCATGAGAGGCGACCCCGGCACGCCGGGGGCCGGAACGGGGGCCATGTAGATGCCCACCGCCGAGTACCACTGCCGGTCATGCAAGGCGGAGTACGAGTACGTCTTCGCCGTGGAGGAGTGGCCCTACCCGAATGCCTGCGAGTGCGCGAAGTGCGGCGCCGTCGCCACACGGTACTTCTCGGCGCCCCCCGCCATGAGCCCAGACCCCCACTGGAGCGGCTACTACGACACCCAGCTTGGGCGGTACATCTCCTCCCGCGAGGAGAAGCGACGGCTTCTCAAGGAGAAGGGTTTGGAGGAGGTCTCCGTCGAGGAGCACCGCCGGGGGTTCGAGAGCGCGAGCGAGAAGGAGGACGTGATCCCCGAGAACGATCCGAAGTTCCGTGCCGCGATGGAGAAGGCGTATGCCGACCTCCAGGCCGGGAACCTCGCCCCTGTCACCCCACGGAAGGTAGAACCTGACGTGGTATCTTGATACCGGAGGTAAGTCGATGGCAGACAACGCCGTAGCTGATGGCGCCCAGACGGTTGCCCCGCCCACAGCGGGAGCCGGTGAAGGGCAGTCGGCCGGAGGGAGCATCCTCGCCGAGCTTGAGGCTACGGAGCCGAAGGCCGACGCTGGGTCATCTCCTGACCCGTTTGGCGATCCCGAGTTCCTGAAGAGGCTGGAGTCCTTGGACTTCAGCAAGGCACCGGAGGCTCTCCGCCGCAAGGTGGAGGCGCCCTTCGTCAAGGACTACACGCAGAAGTGGCAGGCCGTGGCAGAAGAGCGCAAGCAGCTTCAGTCTGAGAGGGAGCGGATTTTCAACGTCGCTCTCGACAGGCTGAAAGAGGGTGGGGTACAGGCCCCGACTCAGACGGTGCAGGACCAGATCCGCGAACGGCTCGAAGCCGGGGACACCAGCGCGATCCCCGACCTCGTGAAGCAGGAGATCGAACGGGAAGTTGGCCCGATGCGTCAGCAGGCGGCGCTCCGTAATGCTCTCGACTCGGCGGTGAAGCTCTCGCCGCTCGTCAGGGAGAAGGAGCCGGAAATCGCGGCGATCATCCGCGACGACCCGACGCTTCAGCAGATGGCGACGGCCAACAACTACGCTTTCGCACCGTACGTTCTCGCGGGTCTGGCAGACCGCATCGCACTCGCCCAGAGGACTCAGGAGATCGAATCCATGAAGGCTTCGTTCGAGACTGAGAAGAAGGCGTATGCGCGGCGGGCGATTGAAGAGTACCGGGCACGAGGGGCGACCCTCCCGCCCGTGACATCTCAAGCCGGATCAGGCGGAACGTCTGCGCGAGGCGAAGCAGCCATGTCGCTCCAAGAAGCGATGCGGGATGCTTGGGTCAAGGCTGGCGGCACGCTCGATCCTCGACTCTGACGGCCGAGCCTAGCTCGGGACCGTCACCGGAGGATTGCCGATGGCAGCCCCGACCGAAACGATCAACTACGACACCTTCTTCACGGCGGTCATCAAGAACTACGACACCGAGCTTCGGAAGAACTTCCTTGAGTACCGTCCCGGCATCATGGTGCTGATGGACAACTACGGGAAGAAGGACACGAGCGGTGGGCGTATCTGGCAGGGGATCGTGGAGTACGGCTCCAACCCCTCCATCACGTTCTTCGACGGTGCCCAGACCTTCTCGCAGGAGGTCTCTCAGACGGCCCTCCCCATTCAGGTGCAGTGGCGCTACCTCGGCGGCTCGGCCGGCATGACCAAGGTCGAGATGATGGAGAACCGTGGGCAGGCCGCTCTCTTCAACATCGCGGAGAGCCGTATCCGGCAGGCGACGCGCACGATGGCGACCGTCCTGAACGGAGAGGTCTACTCCGACGGCACGAACTACGGCGGGAAGACCATCACTGGCCTCGCCTCGCTCGTCTCGACCACGCCCTCCACGGGCACCGTCGAGGGCCTCGATGCCGCCACCAACCCCTTCTGGCGCAACACCGCCGTCACCTCCTGCGGCTCCTTCGCCGCCAACGGCGTCAAGGGCACCACGCAGGATCTCGTCCTCACCGCGTTCAACAACGCGACCGACGGGATGACCGACTCCCCGAACGTCCTCCTCTCGGATCAGGCGACGCTGGAGTATTACAACCGGACGCTTCTCTCCACGACGCGCTACCTCGACGCGCAGTCGAAGACCGGCGACCTCTCCTTCCGTGCGCTGGAGTACCAGGGCATCAAGTGGTACTGGGACCGCCAGTGCCAGTCCGGCAGGCTTTACGGGCTCAACACCAACTACATCCACTTCGTCACCGACCCGGCGATGCTCTTCGACTGGAGCGAGCCGCTCACCTACCCGAACCAGATGGCGTTCACCCGCCTCTGCGGCACGCGCATCCTGCTTCGCTGCACTTCGCGGATGTTCCACTTCGTGACCGACGGCTGGACCGCCTAGGCGCAGAGAAGGATAAGGAGCACAAATCATGGGTCTCAGCAAGATTGCCCACTACACCGAACACATCTCCCCCGCAGGGCTCGCGAACGCGAAGCTCTGGCCGTGGTACGAGAGCAAGTACTTCAACAGCGCCACCCCGCTTCTCGACCTCGGAGCGAAGTGGGATCTCGTCGGCGACATCGCGGCGGGCGGCGGCAACTCCTTCATGTACGTGAAGGCGGTCGCTGGCGTCTCGTTCGCCGCCGGTCAGCTCGTCACGTTCGCCACCCCCACCGCGTCCACCGTCACGGCGGCTGGCTCCACGAAGGGGATGATCGTCTGGGCGGCTGGTGGCCTCACCGTCAACGCGGAGGTCGGCAACTTCCTCTACGTGGCGAACTCCACCGCTTCCGGCGGCGGATTCACGCTCCGCAAGATCCTCTCGAACACCGCCACCACCATTACCGTCTCCGTCACCGACCCGAACATCGCCTCGAAGCCTCTCGACCCGAACGCTTTCGAGGAGATCCCGACGAACGGCGACATCGCCATCATCATCCGGCCCTATCAGGTCATCGTGAACACGGCGACCACGGTCCCCTGCGGCGTCGCCCTCGGCACCGTCACCGCCGGGTACTACACCATCGTCCAGACCAAGGGCCTTGGCCTCCTCCTCGGTGTCGGCTCCGGCACCGCGCTCGAAGTCAACGACCCGGCCGTCCCCGCCGCCGCTGGTGTCGTCATCGGCTCCAACGGCACCCTCACGGCCTACGCGGGTCCGAACATTCTCCCGCAGGCCGCGTACTCCGGGGCGTCGTCCCTCCAGCCCTGCCTCTTCAACTTCGACGGGCTGATCTAACCAACCGGCCGGGGGAGGACCGCCACTCCCCCGGCTTTCCCCTTCCCGGAGGTCTCATGCCCGAACCCCAGATTTACAACGCCACGGACGAAGCGATGAAGGCGATGACGGCGCAGATCCGCGACTACGTGCCGCCGCCTGCGCGCATCGAAGAGCGCGATGCCGTCTGGAACTTCGAGCAGGTTCCGGGGGCGCTTCAGGAGCAGACGGACCTCCGTGGGTGGATGCTGAAGACGAAGGAAGCCCGCCTCGAACTCCTCCGCTCGTGGGTCAAGCAGATGGCGCGGCAGGACGGCGAAGACCCGACGGCCCGCACCATGCGGCTGAAGAAGATCCGGCGGCGCCTCCTCTTCGTCATCGTGACGGAGGCGGACGCACCCCTCGGCTCTCGCGAAGTGGCTGCGGAGGCTTTCAAGGCAGTCTTCCCGAAGGAGTAATCCGATGGCGAACCGCACGCTCGCCATGATGGTCGCCAACGTCCAGAGGAAGATCGGGACCGGCCTCGCCGTCCCGCGTCTGGAGATCATGCAGGCGCTCAACACGTCCCACCTTGAGATCCACGGCGCGTATGACTGGCCGTGGGCCTACAAGGAGACGAACATCTCCGTCTACCCGTCCTACACGACGGGGACGCTCTCCGTGAACATCGGCTCCACGGCAGTCACGGGAGCGGGCACCGTCTGGGATGCGACGTGGGAGAACAGGCGGCTGCGGCTCGACAACAACCAGGACTGGCCCGTCGCGTCGATCAACAACCCCACGTCGATCACGCTCGCCCAGCCGTACTACGGCACCGCGAACCTCGTCGGCGCGTCCTACGTGCTCTACCAGGATGTCTACACGATGCCGTCCGACTTCGAGCCGGGGAAGGATCTCGTCCTCCTCCAGCCGGACGTGAGGATCAGGGTCAGGCACATCCCGCGCCTCACCCTCGAAACCCAGTCGGTCGTCCTCAAGAGCCTCTTCACGAACATCGCGATGGGGTACGCCGATCAGGGGAGGGACGAGGACGGACGACACCTCATCCGGCTCATCCCACCCCCCACGAACACGAACGTCCTTCGGCTGGTCTACAAGGCGAGACCCGCCGATTTCGCCGCGCTCACCGACATCTCGTGGCTTCCCGAAACGTATCAGGACATCCTCGAACTCATGGCGGAGGCGGAAGTCCGCAGGAACCACGGGTCTGAGGGCTGGGAAGTCCCGGCGGCTATCGCGGCCCGCAAGAAGCTGGAGATGAAGCGTCAGGTCATCTCTGCCCCGGTTGACACAAAGGGGGAGGCGTTCTCGGGTTCCGCCCTCGGCGACTCCTCTATCTCGTGGCGCGGACTCTCAATCCTTCCCTGGGGGATGTAGATGAGTAACCTCCTTTCCGTCTCCCAGATGGTCACGCAGTGTCAGGCGCGAGTCCCCATCGGCCTCACGTCTGCCTACTGGACGACGAAGCTGAACGAGGCGTACCGCTCGATCTCACAGAAGGGCAACTTCATCTGGGACGTGCAGTTCTACTTCGTGACGGTGAACGCGGGGCAGGACTACTTCGAGATCCCCGACGGGCTCACCCCCGGCGTCGTGGCCTGCGACCCCGGCAAGCCGATGTACCTTGCTGGCCCCTACGACAGCATCACCTCGCACAGCGGGATCGTGAACTCCATCATCCACTACAAGCCGTGGGACGAGTCTCTCGACCAGCAGTACGCGGAGGTCATCGCGCCCGCAGGGCTCTTCTCTTGCTGGACCTTCTACACGAACTTCACGGTGGGCGCCGGGCCTTCGTTCACGCGCTCCTATGCGTACAGGGGCAAGCTCTACCCGTCGAGCGCGAAGCCGACGGTCACGACCGGGGCGTTCCTCTTCAACCTCGCGTACCACTCCGACGTGTCGAGCGTCGAGTTCGCGACGACGGCGACAGCGACGGCGCCGAACTACTTCCCGACGCCCAACAGCTTCGACACCCTCATCATCGAACTCGCGGAAGCGGAGGTGCGCCGCATCTACGGCCTCGCCGGGTGGGAGATCATCCAGAAGAGGGCGGAGAGCGCGGTGATGAGCCTGCTCGACAGCTACCGCAGCACGAAGAACGTGCTCTCTGGTCTCACAGACCAGCAGAAACAGGTCAGCGAGAAGCAGATGATGGCCCAGGAGCGGGCGTAGATGTTCCGCGACATCAACGTCCTGAAGCTCCTGCCGGACAGGCCGGGACGTGGCGGCACGAAGTTCGGCTACCACGCCTTCCAGCAGGAGCCGATCAATGACACGCGGGAGACGCTCAACGTCCACGTATGGCAGGACTCGTGGCAATCGGATCGCGGGATAACGTGGCCCTTCCCGGTATCCCCGTATCGGTACTGGGACACGGAGCCCTGCGACAACGAGAACAGCAAGACGGCGCTCGCGCTCCACGGGTACGCCAAGTTCTCGCTGACGGACCCGAGCACCGGCCCGGCCACAGAGATCCTCGGGCACAACGTCAGGAGGTTCGGAGCGGCGCACGTCGGTTACATCTGGAACTACACGACGGTCGTGGCGCAGGACTTCGAGCCACCAGCCGGGACGATAGATACCAACGTCATCTGCGACGCTTCCACGGAGCACCCTGCGGTCTTCTGCAACATCGGGAACCGTTGCTTCATCGCCACCGGGATAGGCCCGGTGGTCATCTACGACTCGTCGCGTGGAGACCCGACGTATTACAGCACCGGGTTCCCGACGGCATATACGCTGGGCATCGGCGCCCCGACGTACGCGCCCACCGTTGACTCTGACCCTGGTGGTGGCGGGACGACAGGCCCCGGCGGCGTGGTCTACGGCGCTGCCGCTTACGCAAGGAGATCGAGCCCGTACCTGTCTTACCCCGACCCGGCAGGGGCGCTATTCAACGCGACCACGCCCGCAGCCAGCGGCGACTATCTCGGGTTCGTTGCGGACGGTGTCACGTACGACCCCGCGACGGGGGGACCGCCCCCCACGACCCCGTCGGCGACATCGTTCTCTATCGACACGAAGACAACCGTTTTCGTAACGACAGGGCTGACGATAGCCATCGAGGCGAACTCGAACATCGCGGCCCTCGTCGTGGGCGCCATGCCCGCCGCAGACTCGTGGGTTGGCCTTACCCTGACCGCCGACGGGAAGCCGTTCGTCATCTTGGCGCAGGGGAACTCAACGGTCGCGGAGACAGGGATCACCGCCAGACAGTTCCTCCTCGACAGGGCCAACGACGACCACTATGTCGGGACGTGGTTTTTCCCGGCAGACGACTCCACCCCGCCTTCGGTTGTGTCTGGGTTCCCGTTCACGATCACGGGAGTCCGCTGGCGCATGGAGCGTGGAGGCTCGGCCTATAACTGGGCCGGTGGCCTGACCGCAGACCTGAATACCGTGCAGGGGCAACTCATCGACGGCGTCGGCGGGACGAACTCTGGTGGCGGGCTCACATGGGATCTGACCCCACCGACCTACGCCTATGCGTGGTACGACCCGATCACCGGGCACATCTCCAACATCAGCCCCACGTTTACGCCCACCGTCGTAAACGTAACGGATAAGGGCATCAGGATTCCGGTGGATGCTGGGCAGATCAGCTACCCGCCCAACACGACGCTCTTCCCGTACATCTACCCGTACCCGCGCTTCACGCACATCCTCTTCTTCAGAACGCTGATGGCCGGGGGCTCCACGCTTTACCCCATCGGCTCGCTGGCCCCCAGCCAGATTTACCCCAACCCTCCTCTCATGCCGATCCCGCCGACCTCATGGAAGGGGTTGCCGAACCAGATAATCACGTCCATCCCTCCGACCACGACGGGGAACTACTGGTACGACACGTCGCGGGACAGCGACCTCCTCGTATCCGGTGCCCTGCGTGCCCCTCAGTTCACGAACGGCCAGCCAAGGCTCCTTGATGGCGGGGTAGAGACGCTCATCTACCCGTCGCACATGGCGTACTGGGACGGGCGGCTGTGGCTCGCTGGGCCACAGAACCCGTCTGCGATCTACTTCTCGTGCGATAGCGTCCAGTGCCCGTTTGGGATACCAGAGGAGTCGTTCCCAGAGACCAACGTCCTGCGTATCCCGGCGAGCGACGGCTGCATTCGCGGCATGAAGCTCGTAGGAGAGAGCCTGCTCATCACGACGGAACGCTGGGCCTACACCATCGCCGGGAACAACGAATCAAACTACCGCCTCGTCCGCATCTCTACACGGATGCCGGGGGTCGGTGAGTACCAGATGGCGGAGTTCATCCCGACGGTAGAGGGGCAGACGACGCTCGTGGTCTTCATCGGGACCGACGGGAAGGTCTACGCGATGCCCCTCGGCGGCGAGGCCGTCCCGATCTCGAAGGACATCCAGACGTACCTCACGGACGCTCGCCTGACCAACCGGGCGACGTACGCCAAGACCCGCATCCACACGGTACTTACCGAGGGCCGCAGGCTCATCGTCCTGTATTGCCCAGCGAGCGCGACTGGCGAGGGGACCGTCTTCCATTTCGACTTCGATACGAAAACGTGGACGAGGCACACGCTGACCGGGTCCATTAGCACGAACAAGTCGGGGGCCAAGACGGCGTTCGCAACAATACAAACGTCGTCCGACTACGGCAGGGAGATATACGCCCAGCCTGACGAGGGCACGAACCAGGGGGTCCAGACGGCAGGGACCGTCCGCCTGTGGCAGTGGATAAATATAGCCAGCCCGGCCGTCGTGTCTGTCCCCAGTGGCTTTGTCCGCACATTCCCTCTGACTTTCGACGGCCAGAAGACGCGGAAGCAGGTCCACTTCGTTCGCCTCTACGTGAACGACCCGACCGGCTGGCAGGTCTCGATCATCAAGGACTCGGGAGCGGCTACCCTAAACTGCGTCCCCGTGCAGGAGTACGACCCGGCCTACAACCTTATGGCTACCGGCGGGTCTCCGGTGGACTCGGCCACGGACGCTGAACTCATCGCCACCGACGCCGCGCTATCGCCCACGTCCCCCATCATGGGATACACCTTCGACCTAACCGTGGCCTTCCCGGCTACCCCCAGCAAGCTCTACCGGCTCTACAAGATCGAGGTCGGGTGGACTACGGTGTCCGCTGGACAGGTGGACATTTGAAGCTCACCCGCGACATCCGCACCCCTGCGGACCCGCAAGACTTCGAGAGCCTGTACGACCGGCCAGCAAAGCCACCGAGAGACTTTCGCGTCTTGGAGGACGGGGCGAGCACCCTGCTCATCTTCGAGTTCCAAGACTTCTCCGGGGCTCTGGACCGTCAGCCGACGGTCGGGTACAAAGCCTACTTCGTCCCTCTCTCTGCCGCGTCGCGGGTAGAGATTGGGGGCTCGGAGACGAGGAAGGCTGCTCTCCGCATCGGTCGCCTCTGCGGCAGCGTCTCATGTAGCGGCAAGGGGGAGTGGATTCGGCTCTCCTCGCCCGACTTCGCCGGGGAGAAGGGGTTTTTCATAGCGGTGGGTGTGAACCGACGCGGGGTTGAATCTGACCCGACCGTCGCCTATCCGTCTCCCTACGGGATCACCTGATGATTGGTGCCATACACTCAGCAGAGAGCGTGTGGGTCAACGGCCGACCCACGTCGCCGAGAGAGATCCGCTCCGGGGACGAGGCCAACGTAATCGCGTCAGGAGACTTTAGGAGGGCCTTGGTGGGGAAAGCGGTGCAAGGCGGCGGCAAGGGGACCATTTGGCTCCACGTAGCCTCTGGGGCTCAAATCCGGTGCCTTCTGGACGAGAGGGTGGCGGTCTACACGAACGGGAAGCGCGGGTACAGGCGGGCCGACAACATCCAGATGGGGATTTCCTCTGTCGGGTGGTGGACGTGGCGATCACCGTGGACCCCGTCGTCGCCATCCGCACCTTGGAGGAGAGCGTCCCGGCCATCTTCATCGAGGTCCCCGCCGTGTCGCTCATCTCGGAAGAAGGC